CAAGAGGTTGGAATAAATACTTTGTTGGATGAAAATCATTACCAAGACATAAGGAAAAGAGTTGATTATGATCAAACTGTTTTAGGTATAGGAATATGTAAACATATGTTTTTGCCTGGAACTGGAGTTAAAGTTGACTATGTAGATCCAGCAAATGTAGTTTATAGTTACACTGAAGATCCTTATTTTAAGGATAATTTTTATTGGGGAGAAATAAAAACAGTTCCTATTGGGGAGCTAATTAAAATAGATCCAGACCTAACTCTTTCTGATTTAGATGAAATTTCTAAATACAGTCAATCTTGGTATCAATATTATAATAACGCTCAAGCTTATAATAATAGTATGTTTCATAGAGATACCGCTACATTATTATACTTTAACTACAAGTCTACTCACTCTTTTGTTTATAAAAAGAAAAGAATGACAGATGGAAGTTTTAAGACTGTAGAAAAAGATGATCAATTTAATCCTCCTGTTGAAATGCAGGAAGAGGGTAAGTTTGAAAAAGTTACAAAAAGAATTGATGTTTGGTATGATGGAGTGATGGTTATGGGTACTAATATAATGCTTCAGTGGAAACTAAGTGAAAATATGGTTAGACCTAAATCAGCCAATCAATATGCAAGGCCGAACTACATAGCCTGCGCTCCACGAATGTATAAAGGTTCTGTAGAATCTTTAGTAAGAAGAATGATTCCGTTTGCTGATTTAATCCAAATGACTCATTTGAAAATACAGCAAGTAGTTTCAAGGGTAGTTCCTGATGGGGTTTTTATTGATGCTGATGGATTAAATGAAGTGGACTTAGGAACTGGAAGTGCTTATAATCCAGAAGATGCTTTAAGGCTTTACTTTCAAACAGGTAGCGTTATTGGTAGAAGTTTTACTCAAGACGGAGAGTTTAATAACGCTAAAGTTCCTATAACTCAATTAACTGCTTCAAGCGGAGCAGGTAAAATGCAAATGCTTATAGGTAATTATAATCATTATTTAGATATGATCAGGTCAGTTACTGGACTTAACGAAGCTCGTGATGGTTCAAGTCCAGATCCCAACTCTTTAGTTGGCGTAAATAAATTAGCGGCATTAAATTCTAATACAGCGACAAGACATATTTTACAAGCAAGTTTATATATGACTCGAAGTTTAGCGGAATGCTTATCAATAAGAATGGCAGATATATTAGAATATGCTGATTTTAGAGATGAGTTTGCTATGCAAATTGGTAAATATAATTTACAGATTATTGATGAAATAAAAAATCTTTATTTATATGATTTTGGAATATTTATAGAAATGTCTCCAGATGAAGAAGAAAAAGCTATGTTAGAGCAAAATATACAAATGGCTTTGTCTCAAGGAAATATAAGTTTAGAAGACGCTATTGATATTAGAGAGATACATAATTTAAAAATGGCTAATCAATTACTGAAACTAAAACGTAAACAAAAAGAAGAAAGAGAACAGCAACAAGCAATGCAGCAACAAGAAATGCAAGCTCAACAGCAAATGCAAGCTCAAGAAGCTGCGGCTCAACAGCAAATGCAAATAACTCAACAAGCAGCTGCAACTAAAATGGAAACAATGACTGCTGAATCTCAAATGGCAATTCAAAAAATGCAGATGGAAGCTCAGTTAAAATCTAAATTAATGGAGGTTGAGTTTAATTATCAAATGCAATTAAAAGGAGTTGAGCAGTCTCAAATAGATGAAAGAGAAAAAAACAGAGAGTCTGAAAAAAATAAAAGAATAAACCAACAATCCACTAATCAATCTAAAATGATTGAACAAAGAAAACGTAATTTACCTTCTATTAATTTTGAATCAAACGAGGATAGTTTAGATGGTTTTGATTTTTCTGAATTTAATCCACGATAAATAGCTAAAAATTTAATTAAAATAAGTATTAACTTTGTTAAAAATAAAATCAAATGGAATTTAAAGTAAAAGAAGTAACAAAAGAAGAAAAATCTCGTGTTGAAGTAGAAAACGAATTACTAAAAAAACACGAAGAAAAATTTGAAGACTCAGGTGACGAGAAAGTTGATGTAGATAAAGTTAATGTGTCTGGGGATAGTCCAGAAGTTAACTCTTCTACGCCAGAGTCTAAAGAAGTTGTTGAAGAACCGATAAATGAAAATATCGGTTTAAAAGACGAAGACGTTCTTTCATATATTAAAAATAGATACGACAAAGATATAAAGTCTGTTGATGATTTGTTTGCGGAAAAAGAGGCAAATTTAGATTTACCAGAGGATGTATCAGCGTATTTTAAGTACAAGCAGGAAACTGGTCGTGGAATTGAAGACTTTTATAATTTACAAAAAGACTTTGATTCTATGGATGATAATGCTGTACTGGCTAACTACTATTCATCTGTCGAAGAAGGTTTAGATGAAATAGATATTCAAGATTTAATCGAAGATAAATTCAGTTATGACGAAGAGCTGGATGAAGCAAGAGAAATCAAGAAGTTGAAGTTAGCAAAAAAACGTGAACTTGCTAAGGCAAAGAAGTTTTTAAATGAACAAAAAGATAAATATAATATTCCTCTTGAGTCAAGTGGGGGTGGGTTATCTGAAGATCAAGAAAAAAATCTTAATGCTTATAAGAGTTACATCGAAGAATCTAAAAGTTTAGAAGAAGCAAACAGCAAGAAGGCTGAGTTTTTTGTTCAAAAAACAAATGATGTTTTTAACAGTGATTTCAAAGGTTTTGATTTCAATGTATCGGATAGTAAACTAACCTTTAAACCAGGGACTGCGGAGGAATTAAAAAATAAACAATCTAATGTTGGTAATTTTATTAGTCAATATGTAGGTAAAGATGGATTAATTACTGACGCTGTAGGTTACCATAAAGCTTTATCGGTAGCTATGAATCCTGATAAATTTGCTCAATACTTTTATGATCAGGGTGTTGCTAACGCTGTAGACAATGTTTCAAGAAAATCTAAAAACATTAATATGGATATTAGACAACAATCTCAAACAGTCTCAAAAGACGGAATGAAGATACGCCCAGTGAGTAATAGTAGAAACGAACATGGAAGAGGACTCAAAATTAGAAGTATTAAAAAAAGTTAAACAATTAAAAATTAAAAAATGGCAGTAAATTTGACACCAGGATTTGACTTGCAGCCAAGTGCGCAGCAAACTCCACTATCAACAAACTACATAAACAACTTTGATTTCTTGAACCAGTATCTACCTGATACTTATGAAAAGGAATTTGAGCGTTATGGAAACAGATCAGTAGCATCATTCTTAAGAATGGTAGGTGCTGAAATGCCTTCTAACTCTGACCTTATTAAATGGGCAGAGCAAGGAAGATTACACACTAAATATCAAAACTGTACCTCAGCATCAGCAGCAGGAGCTGTAGATGGCGTATGGACTATTCCAGGAGTTGGAGCAGCACCAGGCGCAGGAGCGAACAACCCAGCTAACTTTAACCCACAGTTAAATGCTAACTCTGGAATTTTAGCTTCATTAAGAGTTGGACAAACAGTTATGATTTCGGACAACACACCAGGATCTACTTTACAAAACAAAGCAATTGTAAAAGTAGCTCCAACACCAGCAGCACCAGGGACTTTTACAGTAGCTTACTATGAAGCTGGTGGACAAGCTATGGTAGCAGCAACATCATGTGATATCTTTATCTATGGTTCTGAATTTGCAAAAGGAACTAATGGAATGGTAGGATCTAATGAGGCTGATGACTTTATTTTTGACAACAAGCCAATTATTATCAAAGACAAATATACTGTTTCTGGTTCTGATATGGCTCAGATTGGATGGATTGAAGTAACAGGTGAAGACGGAGTAAGCGGATACTTATGGTATCTAAAGTCTGAACACGATACAAGATTACGTTTTGAAGATTACTTAGAGACAGCAATGGTGGAAGCAGTTCCAGCAGACGCAGCTTCAGGTGCAGCAGATTTCTTACAAGGTGTAGGAGTAGGTGCAGGTGCAGCTAATCTTTCAGGATCTGATGGAATTTTCTATAGTGTATCAACAAGAGGAAATGTTTTCGGAGGTGGAAACCCAGTTGCATTAGCTCAGTTTGATCAAGTAATCCAACGTCTTGATAAGCAAGGTTCTATTGAAGAAAATGTAATTTTTGTAAACAGACAATTCTCATTCGACATTGACGATATGTTAGCAGCACAAAACTCTTATGGAGCAGGTGGTACTTCTTATGGTTTATTTGACAATGATAAAGACATGGCTTTAAACTTAGGTTTTACAGGATTCCGTAGAGGATATGACTTTTACAAGTCTGACTGGAAATACTTAAACGATCCTACAATGAGAGGTGGTGTAAACGCAGGGGCAATCAACGGACTATTAGTTCCAGCTGGTTCAACTACAGTTTATGATCAAATCTTAGGAAAGAACGCTAAACGTCCTTTCTTACACGTAAGATATAGAGCTTCTGAAACTGAAGATAGACGTTACAAAACTTGGATCACTGGTTCTGCTGGTGGAGCAAGAAATAGCGATCTTGATGCAATGGAAGTAAACTTCTTGAGTGAAAGAGCTGTATGTACTTTAGGTGCAAACAACTTCTTCTTATTCCAAGATGCATAGTAAATAGTAGTAATAGTTACCCTCGTTATAATGACGAGGGTAATTATTTTTTTTAAATCAAATTAAATTATATTATAATGGCAAAACAAAAAGAAAAGTACGAAAACAAAGCCTATAGGCTTACAGGTAACCAACATCCACTTTCATATATGTTGGCATCAAGACACTCACAAAGATCACCTTTATTACATTTTGACGAACAACAAGGCGTGAATAGGCCTTTGCGTTATGCTCGTAATCAAAAATCTCCTTTTGAAGATGAACAAGATGGAAACGCAATTTTAGAGCCAATCGTTTTTGAAGACGGAATGCTTATAGTGGAAAAACAAAATCAATCTTTACAAAAATTCTTACACTATCACCCAAGTAATGGGATGGTATTTGAGGAAATTAACAGCTCAAAAGATGCAGCTGAAGAGTTAGAATATGTAGAAGCAGAGTTGGAGGCTCAAATAGAGGCTAAAAAAATAACATCTGATATTCATAAACTAACATCAGTTTGTAGAGTTTTAATGGGTAATGGGGTAGACAACATGACTGTTCCAGAATTAAAAAGAGACATTCTTTTATATGCAAAAGCAAGGCCAGAAGATTTTATGGCTACAATAAATGATCCAATGTTAGAACTAATGGATACTATTCATCAGTTTATAATGGCTGGATTTATTGCTTACAGAAATAATAACAAAGATGTTTACTATAACTTACCTAATAATAAAAAGAAAATGCTTACAGTTCCTTATGGAGAAGATCCAAATTATATTATCGGTTCTTTTTTACAATCAGATGAAGGGCTTGAGGTTTATAAGCTTTTAAAAAATAAGTTAAAAAATAAAAAGTAATAACTACTAACTAACGAAAAATTAGCTACCTAAAAAGGTGGCTTTTTTTTTGCTATCTTTGTACTTTATTAACCCATTAAAAACTTTTTATAAAATGGCAAAATTTCTTAAAATTACAAATGCTCCAATTACAGGTCAATTAATTAGTATTGACGGAGTTAAAGCTCTTGCTACAGCAACAGCTACAGCAACAACTGTAACAATTGATTATGTTGACGGAACTACAACTACAGTAACAACAGCAGCTCAAGTAGGTCATGATGTTTATGATTCTATCATGGACGGAATGGAACAAGCTTTAGCTACGTCTTGGCAAAAACCTTACTATGAGGTTTTATTACCAAAAGCTGTTACAAGTATTGTTAATGCTTAATAAGCAAATTAACTAACCAATACCTTAAGAGGCTACAAAAAAAAGTAGCCTCTTTTTTTTTGCTATCTTTGTGAAAAGAATTAATTATGCCTATAAATGAAGTACGAAATACTGTATTAGCCTTAGCCAATAAAAATAATTACGGATACATATCTCCAGCAGATTTTAATCTGTACGCCCAACAGGCTCAAATGGATATGTTTGAAGATTATTTTTATCAATACAACAATCAATTGCTTAAAGAAAATCTTAGACAATCAGGATCTGGTTATGCTGATATATCAAAAGGTTTAGTTGAGGTTATTGATACTTTTTATGTAAACACTCCTTTATTAAACTCTGCAACAACTCAGTTAGGGAATATACAGACTAACCTATATACATTACCTTCTGATTATTACTTAATTAATAAGATGATGGTATATACAAAAGAGTTAGCGGCAGGCACTACAACTTCAACCAATGGTGGAGGTGTGTCTGTAGCTGATACTACAGCAGACTTTATTGCAGCAGGAGTAGCGGTTGGAGATATAGTCTCAACTATTACAGGCGGAGTGGTTTATAATACTATAGTTTCACAAGTAGTTAGTGCAACTAATCTTTTAGTATTTACAACACCTGGAGTAATTGTATGGAATGCTATAGGAAAAACATATAACATATATTCTGCTAATAACATTATAGAAGCCGAAAGAGTTGCTCAAAGTAAAATTACAATGTTAAACAATTCTGTTTTAACAAGACCAAATATTGGATATCCTGCATATACTCAAGATGCTTTAGCAGCTCAAGCTTATCCAAACACAATAAATAAAATAGGTCAATTTACATCTCAGTATGTAAGGTATCCTCTTCCTCCAAACTGGACTTATGCTACATTATTAGCAGGAGAGCCTTTATTTGATCCAACAGCGGCAGATTATCAAGATTTTGAACTACCGCTATCTGACGAACCTATGCTTGTTGCTAAAATATGTCAATATGTAGGGCTTGAAATAAGAGAAGCTGATGTATTAGCTTTTGGTCAAAATTTAGAAATAACTGAAAACCAACAACAATCATAATTATGGCATATATAAACGATTACGCATATTATCAAAATTCAGGGAATAACCCTACCGATGCTAACTGGGGTTCTTATCAGTTTGTTTCTTTGTCAGATATAGTTAACAATTTTATGTTAATGTATCAAGGGAATCATGAGCTTATAAATAATATAGAAAGATACCAGGTTTTATTTCACGCAAAAAGAGGAATACAAGAATTAAATTATGATGCAATGAAGGAGATAAAAATTCTTCAGTTAGACGTTACTAATCAATTGCGATTTGTTCTACCTCCTGACTATGTAAACTGGGTTAGAATTTCTCAAATGGTAAATGGTGTTTTACATCCTTTATCAGAAAATATTCAAACTAATTGGTCTTCAGCATACCTTCAGGACAATAATTCTAATATTTTATTTGATCAAGACGGAAATGCATTAAGCCCTCAAGAGTCTGAGGTTAACTTAAATCAGATGTCAACAACAGCTCCAAGTATTTACTTAAATTCAAGTAGTCCGTATAATGGATCTGAAGGGTGGAATATAAATGGGGTATGGTGTTTTAATTATTCTATTGGATCTCGTTTTGGTTTAAATACTGAAACAGCTAATTCTAATCCAACTTTTACTATTGATAAGCAATCAGGAGTTATAAACTTTAGCAATATGATAGCTTCTTCTTCAGTTGTTTTAGAATATGTATCAGATGGAATGGAAAACGGTGTGGACACTGATGTTCATGTAAATAAACTATTTGAACAATATATATATGCGTATATTAGATACTCTATATTAAACGGAAGAGTTGGAGTAACAGAATATGTTGTTAATAGAGCGAGAAAAGATAAATCTTCTTTATTA